AAATCAACTTGCCGATATACAATTTATTGAAGGCGTAGCTTCTAAAGAGCCAGTGTATCCTCAAAATCCAAGTGATTCGCTTATTCTTTATCGTATCAGCAAGCCTGGTTACGTGTACTCCTTAGGTGATATTGAAATAGACGTTGCTAAAAACCGACGCTACACAATGAAAGACATCGGTTCACTTGAAAACCGTATTCAGTCTCTTGAGTATTACGCATCATTATCGCAACTCGAGTCAGAAGCTGCGGAAACACAATTGAATGATAGCTCTGGTCCAAGATACAAGAGCGGAATTCTAACAGACTCATTTAGAGGCCATGGTGTTGGTAATGTGAAAAGCGCAGGTTATAGAAGTGCTATTGATAGAGAAAATTTCACTGCTCGACCTACATACTTATCAGATAACGCTAGGTGGCAATATATTCATGGTTCATCTGATATGCAATTTGCTGATGGAACATCCACAACAACGTGGAATGGTGATGCTATAGACTCTACACCTGTTTATACTGGTAAACGAAAGAACGCAGTAACTCTCGATTTCATTGAACAAACGCTTGTTGATCAACCTTATGCGTCAAATCATATTAGTGTAAACCCTTATGACGTTGCTACATGGAGTGGTTCACTTGAACTTTCACCATCAAGTGACGAATGGAAAAATATCAATTTTGTTCCTGATATTATAGAAAATATTGAAGGTGATAACTCAGCCCTTATTCGGGAAATTTCTAATAACCCTAACATACTCGGTACTGAATGGAACGAATGGGAATCACAATGGTCACCTACACAACGTGCTCAAGCTGGTCTCGGTAATCCTCGTCAATTCGCTAAGCGATTATTTAGCACAAGGAGACACGACCACGTAGGTATATTTGAACGCGATAGAAGACAAGGTATTCAAACTTCTCTTGTTACTAACTTTAATAGAGAGGTAATTGACGATAAGATATTAAACATCACCTTTGTTCCATTTATTCGCTCACGTAAAGTGTTCTATAAAGGAAGTATGCTTAAGCCAAATACCACGTTCTATCTATACTTTGATGACGTCAATATTACACCATACGCAGTTGATTCCACAACATTTGTATCGTTTGGTGGTGATGTTGCTGGTGATGCTAGTACAGAAATAGAAAGATTTGATGGGCAAAGTTCAATCAGTGGTGCTGATGGAAGCATTATTTCTGATGCGGCGGGTAACGTTGAAGGATGGTTTGTTATTCCGAATAACGATTCATTACGATTCCGCACTGGTTCTCGACAAGTTCGTTTAACTGATAAAGAAGACAATAACAGAACTCTCGAGTTATCGTCTGCTGAAACTACATATCATGCTAAAGGTCTTCTTGAGACAAGACAACGTACAATTCTTTCAACTCGACAATTGGTCTTAGAAAGAACGCGCTTAACCGAACAAAGGAATTTACTCGTAGGAACTCGAGTAGTACGAAGAGATCCCGTTGCTCAAACGTTTATGATTGGCAATGAGCCTACTGGTATTTTTCTTTCTTCAATTGACATTTATTTTCAAGAGAAAGATCCTAATCTTCCTGTTGAACTAAGCATCGTATCAGTCGAAAATGGAATTCCTACACAAAAGACAATTCCTTTATCGAAGGTATTAAAGAGTTCAACTGATGTAAACGTTGATGCCACGAGTGCAGCTTCTACAACAAACTTTAGATTTGACACACCAATTTATCTTCAACCTGGTATAGAGTACGCGATCGTTCTTATATCGAACAGTGCAAGATATCGTGTTTGGCACGCTGAAGTTGGTGGTACTGACGTTGGGGCAAATAAGGAAAAGATTAGTAAGAATGTTAATCTTGGTGTAATGCTTAAATCCCAGAACGCTTCAACTTGGACACCTGATCAAAATAAAGATCTGAAATTTAAACTCAACCGCGCTGACTTTATAACATCTCCACAGGATGCAATATTTAGTGGATTATCTCCTCAACGTGAACAGGTTACTTACATCGATGTTACTGATTCAGGTTCAGGTTATTTAACAGGAGCTCCTGCAATCACTATTGCAGCACCTTCGAGTGGAACTACTGCAACCGCAAAGGCACACGTAAGTAAAGGTGGAGTGATTGATACGATTGAGGTAGTTACAAATGGTTCGGGATACACGAGTGTACCAACTGTTACGATCGCAGGTCCGGGCAATATCAATATACCAACTGGTAATGTTACTACTGCAACAGACACTATCACTCTTCCAGATGGCGTGGCTGAGATGCAAAATGGCCAGCCTTTAGTGTACAACGACGGTGGCGGCACATCCATCAATGGTTTAACTGATGGTGATACATACTACGCTATAACATACGAAGAAGATGGTTCAGCTCTTTATGAAGTTCCTTATAGTAGAATTATCAAATTAAGCACAACGGATAGTCCAACAAGTATCGCATCTATTTTAGGAACAGGAAATGCTGCTCAATCACTAACACCTACTGGAACTGCTGCCGGCACAGCCGAGGTTGATGTTTGGAAAGCATCTTCGTACTTACCTATCATTCAAGACATGCTTCTTCCAGAATCTAGTGTTGATTATCTAATGAACGTAGCAGATAATAAATCGTATACAGTATATCCTGGAGAATTGATTTACACGGACGAACGCGTAACACATGATTCATCAAGTGCTCATGATGGTTCAGGTGATGATATGCTTAAACTCCAAGCAACGCTATCAACGACAAATTCTAAAATATCACCAGTTATTGATTTAGATAGAATTTCACTTGTTACATTTGATAATCTAATTAATAACTCGAGCGAATTTGAAACGTTGAGAGACGACGGTGAGTGTATGGCACGTTACATTAGTAAAAGCGTTAAACTTTCGTCTCCCGCCGATCAGATTAATGTTTACTTCGATGCTATGAGACCTGATGATAGTACATCAATTGAAGTTTATGCTAAGTTTAAATACCTCAATAGTAATACACCATTCGAGGCTTTAGGGTGGACAAAAATCGATCCTCTCAATGGAACAAAGGTTCCAGTCTCAACTGACTTCAGGTTTAATGAAGTTAAGTTTGAAGGAAGTACTTCTGAAGAATACGATGAAGTTGCAGTGAAGGTACTGTTTAAATCTAGTGATAAAACATACTCACCTGAAATTAAGAATCTAAGAATAATAGCAACACTATAATGGAAAAAACATTTATAAGAAATAAGGCTGGCATTTTGATTAACTCCAATTCTTCAGCATACGCTGCAAGACGCGCGGCCAAGTCACGTGGAGAAAAACAGAGAAAGCAGGAAGAAGAAATCATTTTGCTTAAAACACAACTTGCGGAATTGAAAAGTCTTGTTGAATCACTTACACCTGAATAAATACTACTATGGACTACACAGACTTCGATAATTTTAATTCACCTAATGATGGTGTTGAATTGTCCGACACGTTAAACGATTTTAGGAAAAAGACAAATGGCATCATTAAAAAAATCGATGATCCTAATTCTGTTAATCTAAATAAGCTTCAGGAACTTGCTGGAAAAAAACTTATAGGTAACACCGGTGCCTCAGCAGGAGATTGCTCTGAGGTAGACATTGTAGATGAAAGCGGTGGGATTAGTAATAACGACAATGACACTAGCATTCCTACATCTGCTGCGGTTAAAGATTATGTTGATACGAGTCGCCATCAAAACATAACAGTGCAACATGACGGTACTACTGCTACATTCATTAAAGGGTGCACTATAAGTAGAACTTCAGCCGGCCAATACACTATAACAGTTCCTGACTTGGGCAATTTGCCTACAGCAGTTGCATCATTGGCTTGTGATTGGAGCGTTCAAGCACCAGCCAATAGTACGCTTAATGGGCAACTAAATATTTCTGCTCGCACAATTAATAACACGACCATTGTAGTTGAGACAGTATCGTTATCGTCATACGGCGCTAGCGGAGGAGGTAATGATGCTAATACCGTTTCATTCATTAGTAGATCTAATGTTGATGCGCCTTTTCAAGTGATAATTGATAACAACAGTTAATAGGAAAACCTTCCAACCTAACTTATGCGTTTATACCACTACATTCATAAGCTAAATAAAACACAAAATTTAGCGTTCACCACTTCTGCAAAAAAACCATCTACACGAGGTAAGTGTCTTTTGTTAACTAAAAAGACATTAAAGAAGTACAGATTACACATAAAATATATAGATTGTTGTAATTTAGACGAAGATCTAGTGCTAACCTATGATAAAATAAAAGTATTAGCGAAAAGATTAAATGAACTAAACTTTGATATCGAAGTGCGGAAAAGAGAGCTAAGAAAAATGGTTGTTGAAGCATCAGCTTTAGGAAAGGATGATATTGTAAATTGCATTTTAGAGACTATTGAATCGCTAAACACGTTTATCAATAGTGATTTCTCTAACATCACTAATATACAAGAAATTGACACTCTTACATGTCCAGAATTACACATAGATTATGAGCAACACTACGGCAACAAAATATACGGAGTATAATATACACGGTAAAGGTGTACCAAAATTACAACACGCGGAAGATTTAGAAGCTGCTTTAAAATTGCTATCATCTAAAATCGTATATGATAGATTAGAGAAAACTGTAAGAAGTGGCCCTGTAGACCCCAACGCTCCTCATGCTATTAATGCATCTTTAGCAAAGCTCACTGACTCAGATGTAATAGACCTATTGCCAGTATTAAAGAAATGTTTTCCTTCATTAAGATTTAGAGTAAGTGGTAAATTCATATACGGACCTGGTGATGCTATTGATGAGCATACAAACTCTAATGACCCGTCAAACACACTCTACATAACGTATGCAACAGGCAAGTCTAAATTCTCATACCGATTTTCTCTAGATGATGACTTTATCGATACATATGACGTTGTTGATGGCATTACCTTGAGAGCATTTGAACTTACTGCTCATGAGCCTTACACTTATCACAAAGTTGAGTGTGAATCAGGTTATAGAGTTTCAATTGGTTTGAGATATGTCAGTGTTTGAGCAAACATTCAGTAATCATACCTTACCGGGAGATAAGTATATTGATATAAAATCACTAATTGTTACGCTCAACGCTATAAGAGTATTAGAATATAATGATATTTACGATATTAGTAATACGACATGCCGAGATAGCCCACTAAAAGAAAGTGTCATTAATTTTTATAAAAAAGAAGGGGTGTGTAAAGACGCTATTGTTGTAACAGATGATAATTTTTGTTTAGATGGGCGGCACCGAGTATCGTACAGAAAACAAATAGATGAAGTGTACTGCGCTGCATATATAGTGCCTAGAAAGTACGTCAATAAATTTATTAAAAGACGCTGAATTGTAATAGTTTATGCAAGAAAGTCTACAAGCGAAAGTGATAAAGTTATAAATAGATAATAGCATGGCAACTTATTCAAATCTTTTCATTGATCAGGGTTCTAACTTTACTTCGGTCATCGATGAAACAGGCGATTTAGATCTTACGAACTATAGTGCTATAGCTAAGATTGCGAAGTCGTATGATGGCACTGTTAAATCTACGTTTACAACGAGCATTGACATTGCGACATCTAAAATAACAATTTCTTTAACCGCTGCTCAAACCGCTGCGTTAAAACCAGGAAGATACGTGTATGATGTTATCATTACTGATGATTCGTCACCAGTCGTAGTAACTAGGGTTTTAGAAGGGCAGATCCACGTAACACCTGGAGTTACATTCGATGCTTCTGCTCCAGAAGTATAAGGACATTTAGCATATAAATAGAATTATGGCCACACCAAATACACGACAAAAACTTATAGACTATTGTTTAAGAGCATTGGGCCATCCAGTTATTGAGGTTAATGTTGATGATGATCAGTTGGAAGATCGAGTTGACGAAGCAATTCAGCTTTATCAAGAATTCCATAGCGACGCCATTGTGCGAAACTTGTTAAAACATCAAGTTACACAAGCCGATATTGATAATGGCTATATCAGTATAGATGCTAATACGAACATTCTTTCAATTAATAATGTATTCAACGTCGATAACACCAATTCTGGAACATCAATTATGTCAGTTGATTACCAGATACACTTAAATGATATTTTTGATCTAGGTGGAATATCGGGTGGAGGATTAGTAAACTACGAGTTAACAAAGCAATACCTTTCTTTAGTTGATCGTAACATTAATGGTGTGTATGAAATGATTGAATTCAGTCGACACAAAAATAGAGTTAACTTCCACGCAGAAACATTAACGGATGTTGGTGTAGGAAATTACGTAGTATTTGATGGCTATAGCGCTGTTGATCCTGAATCGTTTGCTGATGTATATAACGATATGTTTTTAAAGCGTTATACAACAGCGCTCTTTAAGAGACAATGGGGTCTTAATCTTATCAAGTTTGAAGGCATGACTCTTCCAGGTGGTGTAACACTTAACGGGCGCCAAATATATGATGACGCTATAGCGGATATTGAAAAGCTGGAAGAACAAGTAAGACTTCAACACGAATTGCCACCATTAGATTTTATTGGTTAATATGCCTAGGAATGTTCATTTTAGTCAAGGGACTACCGCAGAAAAAAGACTCTATGAAGACGTTGTTATAGAGGCTCTGAAGATATATGGTCACGATGTTTATTATATTCCTCGGTCAATCGTTAACACAGACTTTATTTTTAATGAAGATGAATTGTCTAAATTCGGTGAGGCGTTTCAAATTGAAATGTATCTCGAAAATGTTGATGGCTTCGAAGGAGATGGAGATCTGTTGACCAAATTTGGTGTTGAAATACGAGATAGTGTTAACCTAGTTGTTTCCAATCGTAGATGGGAGCAGCTTGTTTCACGGTTTCAGAATCCTACTGAAATAAGACCTCAGGAAGGTGATCTAATTTACTTCCCTCTTGTGAATGGTCTATTTGAAATTAACTATGTTGAGGATGAGACACCGTTCTATCAATTACAGAATATTCCAACGTTTAAGCTAACGTGTCAACAGTTTGAATATAGTAATGAAGAGCTTGATACAGGAATTGATGAGATTGATATCTTTGAAACACGATACGCTATTCGAACACGAGTTAATCTTGGAAGTGGGAGTGGTGAATTTGTAATAGGTGAAGATGTAACTCAGACCAATGGTACCCTAACAATCACTGGAGAAGTTGCAACTGTAGGCGATACGTATATAGATGTTGTTAATCAAAGAGCAAGTGATAGTAGTAATACTGGATTTGTTCCAACAACTGGTAGTTGGGGTAACATCACCGGTGCTAGTGGTGATTATGCTATTGCTACTATCGATTCATTCGATACGATTGACGATAATGATCCATACGCTGATAATCCGGATTTTGAAGTTGAAGGAAATTCCTTTATCGATTTTAGCACCACTAACCCATTTGGAATGCCAAACATAACTAGTTAATATGTTAAACGGAACACACTTTTATAATAAGACAATACGCAAGTCAGTTGCAGTATTTGGCACGATATTTAATAATATCAAAATTTTGAGAACTGGTGCGACTGAAGAAAAGGTGCCAATTTCGTATGGGCCTCGGAAAAAGTTTTTAGCTCGTATTAATTCAGATTCGACAGGTTCAAAAAGTGAGACGATAGCAATTAAGTTGCCAAGGATGAGTTTTGAAATTACGTCGATAGAATACGATTCAACGGCAAAACTAAATAAGTTTAATCAGCGAGCGTTACCTATTGATGGTGATAATTCTCGTGTAGATTTGCTTTACCAATCAGTTCCATACACACTTGGAATGCAATTAAATATATATGCCGAAAATCAGAATGAAGCTTTACAGATAGTCGAGCAAATCATTCCTACCTTTTCTCCAGAATATACTATCGCGATTAAGGAATTAGAAGGTGCTGATACGACGACCGACGTTCCAATTGTTCTCAATGGTGTTACTTTTCAAGATGATTATGAAGGAGACTTTTTAACTAGAAGAAGTATCATATACACTCTTGATTTTGGTATGAAAATTAAATTCGCTGGTGCAACGACAAAGAGTGCGATTATTCGAAAGGTTGATACATTCTTTTTCGCAGATAAGGACGACCGTGATACACTGAAACTCAATGAGCCATACGGCACAGAAAATGAAAACGTCCGCGTTGCAGTGGATGACGCTGACGCCGCACCTCTTGACGATAGCGACACAATAACAACGACGTTTGGATTTGACCATGGATAAAAAAAATGAAATATATGATGCGCTCGAAGAAAACCTTGACATTATAAAAAAACCTAAGTCTTCAGTGTCTAATGAAGAAATCATAAAGGACACCGAGAGTGACGTTGAATATTCTCGTGATAAAATGAAATCTTTAATAGATCAATCGTGCGAAGCGATTGATACGATGATGGCGCTGGCGTCAGAGTCAGAACATCCTCGAGCGTTTGAGGTTCTTGGTACAATGATAAAGCACACGAGTGAAATGACTCAGGATCTTGTTAAGTTGCAGAAGTCGCGACAAGATATTACACAACAAAAGAATGGGCCTTCAAGTACAACTACGAACAATTCAATTTTCGTAGGCTCTACAACCGAGTTGCAAAAATTCTTAAAGTGTAGAACTGATGATGAAGAAGAAAAAACAATAGATGTCACAGAGTAATACGATTAACGGCACAGGCGGTTATCTTGGAAATCCGCTTATTCGAAAAGATGGCCTTCAGACACCATTCTCAGCTAAAGAGGTTGATGAATATATGAAGTGTATGTCTGATCCAGTTTACTTCGCAGAAAAGTACGTAAAGGTTATTTCTCTCGATAAAGGTCTTGTCGCGTTTAAACCATATGAATATCAGAAAAAGATGTTCACTCAATTTAATGAAAATAGATTTAATATTGTTTTAGCGTGTCGACAATCTGGAAAGTCTATTTCATCAGTGATCTATATTCTATGGTATAGTATTTTTAACTCGGAAAAAACTATTGCGATCTTGGCGAATAAGGGTGCAACTGCTAGAGAGATGCTAAGTCGTATCACACTTGCATTGGAAAATTTACCTTTCTTTCTTCAGCCGGGTTGTAAAGCACTCAACAAAGGATCGATCGAGTTTTCAAATAATTCCAAAATTGTTGCGTCTGCAACTTCAGCAAGTTCTATTCGAGGTCTTTCAGCCAACCTACTTTTTCTTGATGAGTTCGCTTTCGTGGAAAACGCAAATGAATTTTACACCTCAACATATCCTGTAATTTCCGCAGGTAATGACACAAAGGTTATTATTACATCAACTGCGAATGGGATTGGTAACCTATTCTGTTCATTGTGGGAAGGCGCACAAAAGAACAAGAATAATTTTACACCATTTAGAGTTGATTGGTTTGATGTCCCAGGCCGTGATGAAGCTTGGAAAGAAATGACGATTGCTAATACGTCTGAATTACAATTTGAACAAGAATTTGGAAACAACTTTATTGGCACATCTAATACTTTAATTTCTTCGAATATTCTTATAGGTCTTCAAATGCACACACCAGATAAAAGGCACCGTGGTGTAAATTATTATGAAGATCCGATTACTGACCATCAATATGTTATGACTGTTGACGTTTCAAAAGGGCGTGGACAAGATTATTCGACGTTTACAGTAATCGACGCTACCTTTGGAAACTTTAAACAGGTCGCATGTTTTAGAGATAATATGATATCCCCAATGATTTTTCCAGATATCATTGTTCGGGTTGCGAAAGAATATAACGATGCTCTAGTGATTATCGAAAACAACGATGTTGGAATGGTTGTTTGTAATGATGTGTATTACGAACATGAGTATGAAAATATGTTTGTCGAATCAACTGTCAAAAAGAATGGTATTGGTGTTATGATGACAAAGCGTGTTAAACGCATCGGGTGTTCCAACTTGAAAGATTTGGTTGAGCTAGGAAAATTGAATATTGTTGATGAACATAGTATATTAGAACTTTCGACATTTGAGGCGAAAGGAAGTTCGTATGAAGCAAGTCAGGGCAATCACGATGACTTAGTTATGAACTTAGTCTTGTTTGCATGGTTTGTTTCTTCAGAAGCGTTTGGTGATATTTCCACTGTAGATCTTAAAGAAATGCTATTTAAAGAAAAGATGGAGCAAATTGAAAACGATGTTCCACCATTCGGCATAATTAGTGACGGGCGAGATGCGAGTAGTCATCATGAACAGATGGCTAATGACATTAAAGAATGGCATGATCTTTAAAAGTCATAAGTTATAAATAGAAGTATTGAGACAAACCTTATTATGCTTAAACTTATAAATTAACAATTGAAAGGAAACAACTAAAAATGGGATTTCAAGTATCACCAGGAGTAGAAGTCAACGAGGTTGACTTAACAAACGTGATTCCTGCAGTATCGACATCGATCGGTGCTTTCGCAGGACACTTCAGCTGGGGACCTGTTGGAGAAGTAGGACTCGTCTCTTCGGAGAAAGAGTTAGTAAATGAATATGGCACACCAAGCAGCACTGCTGATGGTGGAGATTATGATAACTATACTTCATTCTTACAGGCCGCAAGCTTTTTAAAATACGCAAACACACTGCGTATATCTCGAGCGATTAGCGATGATGCTAAAAACGCTTCAGGCTCACGCCATAGAACAGCTACCGACGTAGTTAAGATTGACAACGATGATTCGTTTGATGATTTATCTAGCTTTGGCACCGTTGCTGGTGTTATTCAAGCACGTTGTCCAGGCGCACTTGGTAATAGTTTAAAGGCACACATTGCATGTGCAATCTATTCACCAAATGGAACAGCAGGTAAGTTTAGTGATTCAAACCTAGACAATTCTGTAAACGCAGTAGCTGGTACAACAACCTGGGCTGCATCCAATGTTCAAGCTGGTGCAAATGATGAAATTCATGTCATTATTGTTGATGAAGATGGTAGATTTAGTGGTACAAAAGGTGCTATTCTAGAAATCTTCGAAGGCCTTTCACTTTATGCTGATGCTACAAAAGAGGGTGGTTCAAATTACTATAAGACAGTAATTAATCGCGATTCCGATTATGTATACATCAACGAAACAGCATTTGCTACATCATTCCAATCATCGATTAGTGGTGTTGATTACGCTGTACCTGGTACATTAGGTTCATCCGGTAAAGTATTCAGTGCTAATTTGGTTGCAGATTCAAGTATTGCCACTACTACTAATGCACTTACTGATGACAGTGCGATCGCTGAAATTGCAGTTGGAACATACACTGTAACTCATGGCGTTACACCTGGTATATTATATGAAGCAGATGCTGGTGCTACTGGTAGTGGCGCGAAGTTTGAAATTGCTATTTCCTTAAATGGAAGTACATACGAAGCTGCAGTAACTGTTTTAGATGGTGGGTTTGGCTATGATGTCGATGACCGCATTGACGTGCCATACTATGAACTACTGGGAGGTGTTAATGACGATGATCAACATGTGCAAATTACCATCGCCACTGTTGATGACGAAGACTTATTTGGGTATTCATTATCAGGCGGTACTGATGGTAGCGATGCTGCAGATGCTGCAAGTAAGGCAGACGTTGTTACAGCACTTGGTTATTTTGACAATCCGTCAGAAATCGATGTTAATTTAGTATTTGCTGAAACTGACGATGATCCATCAGTTTCTTCAATTGTTGCAGATAAAGTTTTATCACTTTGCGATACAACTCGTAAAGATTGTGTAGGATTTATTTCTCCTGCACCGACTGCAAATGATGTAGATGCTGTATCGGCTGATTTGGACTTCAATAGTTCTTATGTTATCCTCGATAGTTCAGCGGTGTATGTCTATAATAAGTACACCGATTCATATCGCTATATTCCTGCAAACGGCCACATCGCTGGTCTATGTGCAAGGACTGACGACACTAATGATCCTTGGTTCTCACCTGCTGGTTATAACCGTGGAAATTTACTCGGTGTAACTAAACTTAAGTGGAACCCTAACAAGAGTGAAAGAGATGAATTATACAAAAGTGGTATTAACCCAGTTATTGCAGAGCCTGGACAAGGAATTCTGTTATTCGGTGATAAGACTGCTCAAAGTAAACCATCTGCGTTTGATAGAATTAACGTTCGTAGACTCTTTATTGTTCTTGAAAAGGCGATTTC